CCTGCAAGTTATTTACCTGAAAACAAAGGTAGAAAATATGTTCAAACTAATGCACAATTAAAAACAGAATTAAGTGCAGGTAATATATTAATATCTACCGCAATTTATGGAGGAGCAACAAATGTACCTGAATCATATTATCCATATAGTTCAGGTAACGCATTCGTAACAGGTATTAGAGATTTTAGTTGTGAAGATTGGAATTATAATGGAGGATATGCGACCCCAAGTGCTAGAAGTGAATTTGCAAACGGAGTTTTTTATATTGTTCCAGGTACTCAAACCCCAACAAGATTATCAGGTATATTGAGGGAATACTATAGGAGAAAACGAGTTGGTAAAATGTTTTGCGGTGGTGTTGTTAATTATGGTTTTATTGATAATTGGTTATCAGGATCACTATATTTTTTACAATTTAAAGCTAAAGGAGTTACTAGAGCTATAAGTAGTAATAATGAAAAATTAATAAGATATTGTAGGACATTGGTAAGATTCGTAGGTAACGGAGTTAATAAATTTTATTATAGATCGGCTAAATTTAAAAATGATAATTTTATACCTAACGAATTAAATCACCCTACAACATTTGTAGATTTAGGGCCAAGAGATGAATTTATTAAAGAAATATGTGTTGATAAAAGATTAGATCCAAATTGTTCTGTATCAAGAAGTATTGGACCTACTTCATATCAAGACATTGGAGATTTACTTGGATTGGCAATTAATTATAGAATGGATATCGGGGGAGCTCTCGGAAATTTAGATATGTTTTTCACCAACAAAGGATTTCAAAATAAGATAGGTTTAACTCAAATATTAGATGGGGATATTCTACAATTATTATCTATTAATAATGAAGCCGGTATAGAAGGATTTGATTTAGAAAATTCAAAATATCTTGCATATCAATTCAATAAGTTAGATCCTGAGATTTATCCTGAAGTTTTTAAAACCGTAAACTCTCAATATGGACCGTTACCTGTTACTTTTGATCTCAAAGAAGATGGTGAAAGAATTAGAGCGTGTTTAAATGAACCAGGAAGATTGGGTTGGGATTCTGATACTTATGGATCTTCACAAAAAGTACCGTTTTATTTGTGGGATAAGGGAGGCGATGGATTTGGTCCGCACAATGAATATAAGGATAGTCAATCTTGGAATTATAGTTCTGTTGAATTACAACCTTTACAAGGAATGACATATGCTTATAATATTAATGGAGCACCAAATGATTCGTCAGACAAATATTTGTTATTACCAATGACATATACTTTTAGTGGTTTAACAATAAATGGAGATGGTACAGATCAAATTGATTTTGATATTGTTGATCTTGATGAAAATCCTTTTGATAGTAGTGAGGACTATGGTTTAGAATATCCTGGTTTTACTTATTTACACGTAACAGGGTTTACAAATCAATTATTATCTGGAGGGTCGGGACAATATACTAAGGCACCAACAGGTGGAACATTATATACTAGAGTTGGGCCAGTATCTGGTAACTCAACATATCAAGGTATTACAATAACAAATGGTTGGCACTCACAATTTTGGAGTAGTTCAATTGATTATATCATAAGACCAACATTTGATTATTACAGTGGAAATAGACAAATCCTTTCGACACCATTTCATTTTTATTTTGGACTGATGGCAGGTAAAACGGGAATGGATAAGTTTGTAGATTTATTTGGTCCTAAAGGGGCATTTAATTTACTTGAATGTGAAAACCAAGTTCCTTAATAAAAATTAAAAAATGAAAAAGAAAGAAATTTTATTACCGAGTAAAAGATATTTTAAGGCTGATGAACAGGATCTTAATCTTAATGTTAAATTAGATAATGATGAGACATTGATGAGAGAAGGTGATAGAAATATAATGTTAAATTTAACTGAACTATTTGATGATGAAAGAAACCAAAGTTTTAACTATAAAATATATGGTAAATTAAAAATGGTTTTTAGAAACATGTATAATGGTTTTACTGATTATATTCCACTATTAAGAAACCTTTATTTATGTGGTGACGGAACAGAAAATGATTTAGGATTTGTACCATATAATGAATTTGCATTTTTAAGAAATGATGTTTTACGAGAAAGGACAACCCCTTCATCTGGATCTACATTAGGAACAACAAATGTAATACCAAAAATTGATTTATTTGACGGAACACCATTTGGAAGATACACCGGTCATACCATCACAACATCAATCGACGCTCCTTATAAAAATTGGAATTTATATTTAAGTTATGTGAATGGACAAGATTCAACACACCCAATGAAGTATACACTATCTGGTGACACCAACGGAAATAAGACATATTCTTTTGAGGCGAAAGATGGTATACCATTTAGAGTTGAAGATAATGGAAATTATTATACATTAACATCACCTATTGAACACGGAATGTCACAAGGGGAGTATATCATATTATCCGGATCAACGATGTTAAGTGGATTATCAGTTAATAGTAAAATTTTTTATATTGATAGTGTTGGTAATGAAGTTTACAATTCCGAAAATTATGTTGTTAATTTATTTAAAAGTGAATTTACAACGGGACACACTTTGAGTGGAGTAACATTTGTTTTAGGTAAAAGATGTTTAGACATTAAAAATATTTCAGGAACAACGTCACAATATTATGTTCATAAACATAAAACATTAACAGGAGACCAACAATATATTATGGATAAAGTTGGTTTTGAATCATCAATTTTTGAAGACGAAAGAAAAATATTATTTGAAAACCCACTACAAGAAAATGATATATTAGTAGAAAGAAATCGACAAGAATCTGTATTATTTGATTTTAAAGAAACATTCTCATTAACGGGAATAACTAATAATTTGGGTTATACACCAACAGAAATTTATGTAAGTATAATTTTTAAAAACGGTAATGGATTATTTGATTACCCACCAAAAGTAGGATTTAAATTTAATTTTCATGATAATTGGTTGGATAATCAATTTAGTGGAACAACATCGGTTGAAAAGGCAATGACAGGATTAACTCAAACGTTCAGTGGTAAAACAAATACAATATTAGGTAGTACTTACAATTATACGGGTGTAACGTTTACTGGTGGAACAACTATACCAGTAGGAACCACAGGTCTTACAGGTGCCTTTGTTGAATACAATAGAAAAGAATTAAAAGAAAGAATTATTAGTGAGGCGTTTCATAAATTTTCACACAAAACAATTTTTTCTGGAACAACAGTAGGTGGAAGTAATAGATTATTTTATCACTCCCAAGATTCAGGTTCTTATTATTCTGGTGCAACATCATCAAATCCGGTTGGGTATTATTACCAACCTCACTACAGAGTTAAACTAAGAGAGTTATCACCATATATTGAAAATTCAAAAACAAATGATTTAATCAATTTACCTGAAAATGCAATTTATGATAATGATGATAAATTATGGAAATGGAGAGATTTATATGATCATGGATTTGTAGACCAAGATGGTAATGGAACAAGATTTCCATATATGAATAATACACACTATGTTGTAAGTGATATTAATTTCTATTTAAGAAATGAAAAATCATACACAAATAAATCTGATGGATTTAATAGTTTTAATAATTATAAAAATAAAACTAACTGTTAATGGAAATTTTAAAAAATAGTAACAATTTAAATATTGTAGTTAATAGTGAACAAAATTTTAGAACAGATTTAGGTTGGCAGGATAATCTTGCCGATTTTGAAGATGAGATTTTAAAAGATATTATTAATCCATCTAAAAATTATGAAACAGTTAGATACATTCATAAACCATATGATAAAACAATCAGTGGTATTACAATGTCACAAACAGATATATGGTTTCAATTTTATTTTTCAAGTGGAGACACACCAAATTATGTTTTAGATTATAATCCTGTAGGTATATCAACACAAGAAAATCAGTTGATGACAAAACAGTCAATTGAAAGTTTTTTTAGGTTAGAGTTTTATAAAACACCTGGTAGTATAACAAATTATGTTTTAACATGTGAACCACCAACAAGACAAAATAGAAGACTAATAAATTCTAAAAATTTAGCATTACCCTTAGGTGAAAAATATTTTCATACAGGTAGTAACTATGGGTATAATATATTTGTTCCGGTGTTTACAGGTTCAAATTATAGAAATAAAGAAAATATGTATTTGTTTTGGTTTGATAATGAGAGCGTTTTAACAGATACTAATTTAAGTGGAACTACAACATTAGATCAATATGTTTTTGGTACTGGAACCACAATACAAACTATATTATTTACAAATGAAAATAATGAAATAACTCAAGTTAATATACCAACAACAGGAACAACGTTAATTGGTTGGACAGGTCAAACATTTACAATACCAAATCAAATAACCTATAATAGAAATTTTTATCATGGAATGAATACATTTTTCATGACGGCAAAATTTTTCAATGCGGATAGAGGTGAGATATTAGATTTTATAAATTCAGGTCAAACAACAAGTTATAATATAACAGAAGAAAAAGATATGTATTATCAAATTGATTTTGATCACTATGAAAGAACGTATCAAATATATAGATATACGGGAACAACAAAATTAGGTAGAGTAGGTACAGGTTATACAACGACTGATAGTATAACATTCTACGAAAAAGGAGGTGGAGTATTATTGCCATTATCAACTCCAACTCCGACACCTATTGGTGGAGTTACGGCGACACCTAAACCAACGTCAACACCTTTCCCAACTTCAACACCTACACCTGTGGCCACAGTAATTCCTACAATAACCCCAACACCAACAGAAAGTCCTTGTGTAACAGTTGTAAGTTTTGATGTTGATTTTGGTGGAACTGTTAGATATTTTAATTGTGAGGGTACCGAAGTTATCGAGACATTTGGTATTGGACCACAAGTAATTAATGATTGTATTCAAAATGATTCATTATCCGGTGTAATCGCATCAATTTCATCCGTATTTTATGGCGATACACCGTGTAGTCCACCGACCGCAACACCAACTGCAACTCCAACTCCCTTACCACCAACCGCAACTCCAACCCCAACTCCAACATTAGATCCTAGTGTTGCAACTCCAACCCCAACTCCAACATTAGATTCTAGTGTTGCAACCCCAACTCCAACTAATACACCATTACCACCAACATCAACACCTATTCCTGGTGACTTTGGTTATACTGTAACATTTGGAACATATGTTGTAACATCAATTGGATATGCAACATTAACTGTTCAAAATACTACAAGTATGGATAAATATTTATGGTTAAGATATAATTCAGGAGGTGCAAATAATGGATCATTTTCTGGAAGTGCATCCATCACAACAAGTGGGTTTGAAAATACTATAGATATTAGTGGTATAATAACATCATACGGACAAACTTTTGATGGTGGAAGTTCACTTTATTTACCTGCGGGATCAACTTACACGATTAATGTTGTAAAAACATTCCCATCTGCGGGATCAATTTATTTAACATATACAGATGTAGAAAACCCAACTAAAACAAATATACCACCACTATAATATATGAAAAAAAACGAATATACCATATTAAAAAGACAGATACCTGATGTTCATTTACATTCGGTAACAGGATCTTTTTGGTATGATAATCAAAATAACTTAATACCATGGTCAGCCGATCCAGGGTTTTTACCAACAGGATTTACACCATATAGTGGTTATGTTGTAAATAACGTTACAGGTAGTTTACCTACGGGTTCATATATGTGGAATGGATCATCTTGGACAGGATTAACAGGTAGTTTAAATCTTAGTTATACATTACCAATTTATTTAGAAGCTGATGCAGATGAAATGGGTGTTATGGTTTCATTTGACGGAAATGTTGAACAGGTCGAACAATTAATAAATTTTACCTATAAACAATCGGGTTCAGTCGTTACAGTTTATAATACAGTAAATCCAAATAAATTGAGAAAAATTGTAGATCAAACATATACAATTAATTGGGGAGATGGATTTACATCTGGTTTAACAGTTAATAGTGGAGTATTATATTCTAATTTCCCAAATTCGGGACACACATATTCAACAACGGGTAGTTATACTTTATCATTATCATTAGATTCCCCTTGGAGTAAAGAAAAGATAAACAAAAATATTACTGTCCCTAATACAGGATCGGTAGTCACAAATCCATTAGGAACATTTACTGGTTTTACCCTACCAGGTAACATTTATTACACAGGAAGTGACTATCAAAATTATTTGAATGATTTAGACTACACTAATAATACAGGTTCTACTATTATAAAATACATGGCAATTGGTGGTAGTAAAATAGGTGAATTAAAAAGATATGGTGAAACAACTCTTAATAGTTCAATGTATACTACAGGAATGTTTTCAGGTTCGGCTTATACGGGTTATACCTTAGAACCAAGTGCGATAGTTAGTGGTAGTTTGGTTGTAAGTGGAATTCCAACAGGTAGTTTATGGTATATGGACTTCGCTGACGGATATACTATGATTACAGGTGCAACGTCTAATTTTACAAGAGAAGATGTGATAAATAATGTTATAACAAGAAACGAACATTTTTTAGGTTTTATAGATGACCCAACAGTATATTCTGACATTTTTGTAGAAAGAGGACGTCAAGGTGTCATGGAGGTTAATCTAAGATTGGGTGAAATTGACAACATGAGTGAGTTAGATGTTTATGGAAATGGATTTTTTAAAGTTAAAAAACAATAAGATTTATATTTATAATAAAAGAATATGGCAGTAGGATCATATGGAATAGTTAGACCGGCGGATGTATCACCAGATGACGTAGAAATACTTTATCATTATGCACCCAATCGGATCTCAACAACGACAACAGTATTAAAAAAATTAATACCAAATAATGTTTTAACACCTGTTTTACACAATGGAGTAACGGGGGGAGAAAGTGGTGTAGAAATTTTGGGAGGATTATATAATTTAAAATTAAACGCTACGGATTTTTCCGAATTAGGAATATACACACTTCATATCAGACCAAAACAAATTAGAACAACAATTATGGATTGTGGTGTTTTAGCATCACTACCATCAGTAAGAGGACTAATTTTGGATTTATCAAATGTTAAGTCTGAAGATAGAAATAAATTTACACCACAAGGTTTAGTTGGTTATAGAATTGAATATATAAATTCTAATAACAAACAAAAAACACCAAATTTTTATAAAATTGTTACGTCTTCTTTTTATTGTACACCTGTTACTGCAAATTTAAACAGCTCAACACAAAAGTCAGTAAGATATCAATATAGTGAAGGTGCAACAAACTTTATGTTTTTAACAATTACACCATCATCAGCACCATCGAATAAACCAAACACGGTTCCATTTATTGGTAGTCCTGGTCAAACTGTTATTTTATCAAATACGTTTATGAATCCAACAACTATTGAAATTGATATGGTTGAACATGACGCATCGACACTTGCAAACGCTCTTTACGGTAATCAAACTAAGGCGGTTACTCCAGGTATTTACACAATTTACGATAAAGATAATAACATCTATAAACAATACAACTTATTCGAAATCAAAGACGACTTTAATGAAACTCTTTATGAGGTTAGAGAAAATCGTAATGATATTGATGAAACTTTAAACTTTGACACAATTACTAATATCTAATGGCAAAATATAAAGTTCCAAGTCAAGCTGCGAGTGGTGCTGATACATTCAGCGACAATCTAGTTGGTAATCAAATTACCACGGGTACCGGTCAATTGACTAATACGAACTTTGCGTTAGATAGTGAGGTAATACAAAGAGATACAAAGAATTTTAAAACAAATCCATTTTCTAATTTTTTAACATTAGATGATTTAAAAGGACAAACTTCAAGTACAACTGCAAGCGGCACAGCAACAAAAAATAAAGAGATAAAATTTAAAGGGTCTAAAAATGATGCTGCTAAATCTTTATTTGGATCATTAAAAAGTAGATTAGGTGTTGCAACAACTAATATTATTAATAATTTTCCTGCGGCTATTTTAATTGATTCTAACAGTTTAATTAAAGTAACGAATTTTACCGCTAATAATATTACATACGATAATATAAGTAACACTACTCAATTTCAAGTTGAATACAGTAAACTGTACAATCCATTTTCGATTGTTATGGTTACACCGAAAAGTAATACAATATTACCTTCAATTAATAAAAACAGAGATTTTTATACTTCTTTTAAAAATTATATAATTTCAATAAGTGGAAAAACTTATGATGTAATTTCATATATTGAACCTAATAGTGATAATATAATTTCATTAAAGGTAAGTGGTAAACCATTTACCGATACAACATACACATCTGATATATTATTAAAACCAAACGATAAAACCGTAGATGAGTTTTTTAGTGGATTAGATGATTTAGAAGAAAGTTTATTAAATAGAGATACGTTCCCAAAATATACCGCAAGTTTTAAAGTACCGAGAGATAGTTTTGATGAAACAAAAACTGAATTAATTTCTGTAAATTATAGTTGGCCATTATCAGATAAGGAAGATTGGAACATTAAAATTACAGGTTTAGAATACGATAGTTATTTAACAAATCTAAGTAACATAGCAGATGAAATTGATGATTATAAGTCTAACTTATTTGTTAGGTTTTTAACATCACCTCAATTGTTCGAATTTGATAGTCCTGATAAAAAGGCTGAATCATTATTTCAATTATATGGACAAAGTTTTGATAGTGTAAAAAAATACATAGATAATATTGCTTACATGAGAAATGTAAGTTATGACGGTATTAATAATGTACCTGATGTATTATTAAAAAATTTAGCAAATACTTTAGGATTAGATACAATTAATTTAATTGATGAGAAAGGTTTAGATGAATTATTATATAGTAAAACAACTCAACAATATTCTGGTTTAACATCGGGAACATCTTTGATTGATGCGGAATATGAATTTTATAGAAGATTATTAGTTAATTTAGCTTACATATATAAATCAAAAGGTACAAGGCAGTCTTTGGAATTTTTCTTAAAATTCTTGGGTGCACCTGAACCTATGATTAAAATAAATCAATATGTTTATAAGGTAACATCTTTACCTAAATCATTCGATTTAAACAGTGACATTTATGATGTTATATCGGGGACTAAAACTTACAAAACAGGAATATTCTTACCAACAGGTGGAACTATTAATGGAGTAACATATCCTTCATATTCATATTATACTGGCATAACTACAGGTACAACAACATTTAATTCTGAAAATTATCCAGTTAATGGAGATACATTCTTACCAAAAGGAATAACAGGATCAACAGAATACTTTTTTCAAAAAGGTAGTGGTTGGTATGATAACACATCGCAACATAAATCACCTTTAATTATTGATACCGAAAATTCAACATTAACAGGTAGAATAAAAAATGTAGTAACTAAAAATAGTCCTTACACTTATGGTGAAGATTATTTTAATATATATAGAAATTTACCAGGTTTAGATACGGGGTATAAATTAAAAAGTGTAATTGACAATAATCAAACAGAATCATTTACTGACAATTCAGGATTAGTTTTAAATCGTAAAAATATTGAAGTTTATTTATCTGCGGCTCAAGCTGTGGATTATGACATATATCGTAAATCGAGAGATTTGGAATTAACGTTCGGTACAAATAGTTTAACACCACAAACGGGAGTAACATTTCTTGAATATGTTGATAAGATGTTACATGAACAAATTAAAAATTCTAATTTAATAAGATATAAGAAAAACTATATTACATTAGAAGACATTTATCAAGATTACATTACACATACAGATTTTATTCCATATACAATTTCTGATTTAAATTTATTCATTCAAAAAATGAGTCCATATTGGACAAGTGTAATAGATCAAATTATACCATCAACAACTTTATGGACAGGAGGTAATTTAATATCAAACAATATTTTTGGTAGATCAAAATATCAATA